TCGTGAACTAGATGCTGCTGGTCGACCAATGAACACTTCTGTTGCTGAATCTCTAGGTAACACTGGTCCAGACTTCGCAGAAATGGGTTTCTCAATCGAGAAGCAATCTGTTGTTGCTAAGTCACGTGCATTGAAGGCAGAGTACTCTCTAGAACTTGCACAAGACTTGAAAGCAATCCACGGTCTTGACGCAGAAACAGAACTAGCGAACATTCTTTCAACTGAAATCCTAGCGGAAATCAACCGTGAAGTGATTCGTACAGTAAACACTCAAGCTGTTCTAGGTGCACAACAAGCATCAATCGCTGCTAAAGGCGTATTCGATCTAACTGCTGATGCAGACGGACGATGGTCAGCAGAGAAGTTCAAAGGTCTAGTAATTCAATTAGATCGTGAAGCGAACGAGATTGCTAAGTCAACTCGTCGTGGTAAGGGTAACATCGTAATCTGTTCTTCAGACGTTGCTACTGCACTTGCTGCTTCTGGTCAGTTGGACTATCAAGTAGGCGCTGGTCTTTCTGTAGATGATACTGGTAATACTTTTGCTGGTACTCTAAACGGTAAGATGAAAGTTTACATCGATCCATATGCATCAATCGATTACATTACTGTCGGATATAAGGGTGCAAACGCTTATGACGCTGGTGTATTCTACTGCCCATACGTACCACTACAGATGGTCAAGGCAGTTGGCGAGAATGATTTCCAACCTAAGATTGGTTTCAAGACTCGTTACGGAATGGCTGCAAACCCATTCGTTACAGATGCTAACGGTGGAGCAGGTGTACAGAGTTCTGCTAGTAAGAACACTTACTACCGCATCATGCGCGTAGACAACTTGATGGTAACATCTTAAGTCTAAGTAACATATAAAAATTAGAACTAGTTTACTAGTCGTTTTTAGGGAGTCTTCGGACTCCCTTTTTTTATGCGTATAAATAAGTGTGTTCACGAACTGGACAAAGTAACAGTGGGGGGATGCCCTATATGGGTAAGCTTTCGGAATCTGGTCATCCAGTAATCTAGAAAACAGGAGAATACTATGCGTTTTATTGCAATTGCATTCGCATTAGTTTTATCTGCTTGCTCAACTGTCGATGCAACCATTGACGGTACTGGTGGTGTTATTAAAGGTGTCGGTTCCGATGTCTTTGGTGTGACCGCAGGTGTGTTGGATGTAACATCTAATTTGATTAAAGATGTTGCAGACAAGACTGGCACAGATGCAACTTCACCAGAAGAAGAATAGAGTAAGATCGCCAAGGAAGGCACTTATCAACCTGTATAAATAAATTGATACAGAGGGCACATCATGGCACTAACAGATAACAAGAATTTCTTACAACCTACAGGGTTCCGCATTATAGTAGAACGCGAGAAATATGGCAACTTAGAATTTTTCGCGCAGTCAATACAACATCCAGGCACTCAAGTTTCTGCCGTGGAAGTTGGTATACCTAGAATTCAGGGACTACCTGTTGCGGGTGATACACTAAACTACGGTGAACTTACTCTGAGCCTAATCTTAGACGAAGATTTGACCGCATACAAAGAAATGCAGAAATGGTTAGAAGATTCTGTGTATGGAGAAGGAAACCCATATCATGACATCAAGGTCATCGTCCTAACCAGTCATAATAATTTCTGTGCACAAATCCTATACAAGAACTGCGTACCTGTATCGTTAGGTTCTATTGAGTTAGCATCATCAACAGGAGACGTGACTTATTTGAACTTCGAGTGTAGTTTCAGGTTTAGTGAATTCGTACTGTCATGAGTCTCCAAAAATTTACAATCAAAAATCCGGAAGTACTAAGCATTCTTGAAGACTTTCGGTATACCTACCGTGAGTTATACCAACCGGAACTGAGTAACACATGCCTGTTTCCGGAGATGATGGGCATGGCAGACCACTATACTGGTGAAGACGAAATGTGGCGCATCATCAACATGGGTGAAAAACATGATGGCGGTGCATCAAATTCGGTGTGTTATCCTATCAAACCAGGCCACTACAATGGCACTCACCCAGAAGAATATAATAAGACGTGGGAAGGTTTGAATGCAACTTTGACCGAAGAGCTAGGTGTACAACACAGTGCACTCTCTACTCTATACCCACCCCAAGGTTTTATTGGTTGGCACAATAACGCAAATGCGTCTGCGTTCAACCTTATCTTCACTTGGTCTGAAACAGGTGATGGGTGGTTCAAGTATGTAGAACCAAAGACCCAAGAGGTCATTACTGTTCAGGACGAACAAGGATGGAATCTCAAGGCGGGACACTTTGGCGCATACGGTTCTGGTGATGTGGTTTACCATGCCGCAAGGACCAACTGTTATAGATTGACCCTCAGTTACATGTTAGGTCATAACTTAGATTATTGGCAAGATTGTATTGATTTTATAACGACTTAGTGTTATACTATATATTATTATTATTTACTTGAGTTTGTATTATGGATTTAGAATCTATTCAACAAGAATGGAAAGAAGATTGTGATATTCCTAAGCACCAACTGGATGAAATATCACGACAAACACCAATGTTACATGCGAAATATATGCGGTATCGGTCTCTAGCAAAATTACAGATCGAACGTGCAGAGAATGCACAGAAGACTTTACTTCTACAGAAATGGAAATATTATAATGGTAAGATGGACGAAGAGGAACTTCGTTCTACGGGATGGGACCTAGACCCATTTAACGGATTGAAGGTTTTGAAAGGTGACATGGACTTATACTATGACGCTGATCTTGAAATCCAAAAATCAAAAGAACGGTTAGCGTATCTTAAAGAAGTGCTAAGTACCACAACAGAAATTGTTGATACTCTCAAGTGGAGACACCAGACTATCAAGAACATGATTGAGTGGAGAAAGTTCGAAGCCGGTGGATAATAAGATACGAATCAGGATGAAAGACCACTCCTATTTTATGGTAGAGGCCCATCCAGCACAAGAAAACGAATTGAGGGAGTACTTCTCTTTCTTCGTGCCTGGCTATAAGTTCATGCCAGCGTATAAGTCTAGACACTGGGACGGTAAAGTGAAACTTTACAATATGGTGTCTAAACAAATGAACGTAGGTCTTTACTCACACTTACGTCGTTTTTGTGCCGATCGTTTTTATCAACTTGAGATACTCGAACATGAAATGTATGGAATACCGTCGTTTAGAGACGATATCGATCACCCTGCTCTGGTTGAGTTTTTATCTGTTCTTGATGCTCCCTTCAAGCCTAGGGACTATCAGTACAAAGCTATTTCTCACGGCGTTGAACACCGACGCTGTATACTACTTAGTCCTACTGGTAGCGGCAAATCATTTATCATTTATAACTTGCTTCGGTACTGCTATGAGGTCACTAGTGGGAAAATTCTGGTTGTAGTACCTACTACTTCTCTAGTAGAACAGATGTACAAAGACTTTGCAGACTATGGATACGATGTCGATGAGTTCTGTCATAAAATCTACTCCGGTAAAGAGAAGGTTACAGACAAGCGCGTCATAATTTCTACATGGCAATCAATCTACAAGTTCGGTAAGGATTGGTTCGAACAATTCAACACTGTCTTCGGTGACGAAGTACATCTTTTCAAAGCAAAGTCGTTGTCCACTATGATGGATAAGTGTACTGAAGCACAATACAGATTTGGTCTAACGGGTACTCTAGACGGAACTGAAACAAATAAACTTGTTTTAGAAGGTTTATTCGGTCCCACATTTACGGTGACACGCACCGTGGAATTGCAGAAAAATAAACAACTTGCAGAACTGGACATATCTGTCCTGTTATTGCGATACCACAGTGATGTGTGTAACATGATGAAAGACAAGAAGTATCAGGATGAACTTGATTACATTGTCACATACGAACCACGTAATAAGTTTATAAGTAAGATTGCGTTGGATCAAAAGGGCAATACCTTAGTTATGTTTCAGTTTGTAGAGAAACACGGAAAGGTGTTGTATGAAATGATCAAAGGTCTTTCACCGGAAGGACGCAAAGTATTCTATGTGTCTGGTGAGGTGGATGC